CGCAAGAACCCTGGCAGACCGGCTGGTGTCCCTCATGGTTACACCAAAGAGACCATTGAGCCGCTGCGAGCCAAAGCCAAACAAGAAGCAGAAAGGTTTGTACAGATCATGTCAGACAACGGCGAAGCCCCAGAAGATGATTTCGCTAAAGAAGCCCTCAAGACAGCGGTCGAAGTAATGCGCGTTCCTGGTGAAACCAGGGAGCGTCTTGCGGCGGCTAGGCTTGTCTTGGACTTCACTAAGCAGAAACCAGCATCAAAGTCCGATGTAACTATCGGCAAAGCAGAAGGCTTTTTAGAAGGCCTACTGGAGCAGGAAGAAGAGAGCACTACGGATGGACCAAAAGCTGCAGCAGATACGGAAGAAGCTATACACTAACTTCCCTTATTACGCTAACGCAGCTCTAAAGATCCGAACTAAGCAAGGTGACATCACCCCACTTAAGCTCAACCAAGCACAGGAGATACTCGACAAAGCAGTTCAAGCTCAGCTCGATACTGAAGGTAAGATCCGAGTAATCATTCTGAAGGCCCGACAGCAGGGTCTGTCCACCTACACGGGTGGCTACCTCTATTATTCAGTGTCGCAGCAGAAAGCACGAAAAGCGATGGTGGTTACACACCACGCTGATAGTACTCGGGCCCTGTTCGATATGACCAAGAGGTTTCATGAGCACTGCCCAGAGATACTTAAGCCCCATACTAAGTACTCAAGCAGAAGGGAATTGTCTTTTGATATACTTGACTCATCTTTCGTTGTTGCCACAGCGGGTGGCGACAGTGTCGGTCGCGGAGAGACACTTACACACGTTCACTGTTCAGAGCTTGCATTCTGGCCCAAGTCTAATGCTGAAGAGGTTTGGAACGGCTTGCTACAAGCGGTACCGAATGCTCCTGGCACTGCTGTATTCGTCGAGAGTACCGCGAATGGTGTAAGCGGCATCTACTACGATCTATGGCGAGGAGCTGTAGAGGGCAAGAACGGCTTTGTGCCGGTCTTCATACCTTGGTATGCGGATCCGACATACCGAGAGCCTGTGCCTGATAAGTTTGAGCGAACACCCGACGAGATGGATCTCGCCGATCTGTATGATCTGGATGATGAGCAGTTAATGTTTCGTCGCCGTAAAGTAGCTCAGAACGGGCTCGACCTGTTTAAGCAGGAATACCCCAGCGAAGCTGAGGAAGCTTTCCTGACGACAGGTCGGCCCGTGTTTGACCTAGAGAAGCTGCAAAAGCACTTAAAAGAGACTAGGGATGTTGAAGAGCGTCTGGCCTTGGAAGGCGAAGACTTCGTCAAGCATATGCGAGGCGAGCTTACGACATATAGAAAGATAGACCCAGGCGAGCAGTACATTATAGGTGCGGATGTCGCCATGGGCGTGAGCCGAGGTGACTACTCAGTCGCCCAAGTCTTGGACAGTAAAAAGCGACAGGTTGCTACCTGGCGCGGCAGGGTTCACCCTGACTACTTTGCTGATGTTCTACGCGCTCTTGGTTATTTCTATAACGAGGCTAGAATTATAGTCGAGAACAACGGTCACGGCATCTTAACTTGTACGCGCTTGGGTAAGGATTACGCTTACCCTAACTTCTACACCGAAGTGCAGGTCGATAAGATTACCGACAAAGAGACAATCAAGCTTGGCTTCTCAACTACCGCAAGAACCAAGCCGCTCATTATTGACCAGCTTCGAGCTTCTCTAAGAGAGGACGAGCTGGAGATAAACGACAAAACAACACTAAGAGAAATGCTTACTTACATCGTCACCGACAGTGGTTCGATGGAAGCGGAGCCAGGCTGCTTTGATGATTGTGTGATGTCACTGGCACTCGCCAATCACATACATGAAGGCGCATGGGATCCAATCGATTCAACCGATGATTACTACGAGGATATGGTCTAAATGGCAGACATCAAATCATACAGTGAAATGTCCGACGCAGAGATCACTAAGATCGTTGAGACTAACATCCGCCGAAGCGTGGGTTATTACGACAGCGAGATCTCAACGGAACGCCGCAGAGTAATCGAGTATTACAACGGCAAGCTTCCCAAGGCCCCTGAGGGCAAAAGCAAGTATGTGTCTATGGACGTATACGACAGTGTCGAGGGTCTAAAGGCTAGCTTGCTAGAGACGTTTGCTGCTGGCAACCGCATTGTAAAGTTTGCGCCGCAAGGCCCTGAAGATGTGGCTAAAGCAGAAGTATGCAGTGCCTACACAGACTATGTCTGCTTCCGGCAGAATGATTTGTACTCTGTCATGAGCTCAGTAATCCACGATGGTCTCACCGCCCGAGCTGGTGTTGCGAAGGTTTACTTTGAGACCAGTGAAGAACAAGAAGAGCAAGAGTTCAGCAACCTTACACAAGACGAGCTGGACATGCTTTTGGCTGACGATGGTGTCGAGCTTGGTGACAGTGATACGGACGACTTTGGTCTGATGACTGGTAACGTATATGTTACCCGTGACACGAGCCAAGTTAAGATTGAAAACATCGCGCCGGAAGAGTTTCTAATTGAGCCTCAAGCTCGTGCGCTACACCCTGACTTCATTAACTTCTGTGCCCACCGCACTCGCAAGACACTTAGTGAGTTGCGTGACATGGGTTATGACGAAGACAAAATCAGCAAGCTTAGCGATGCCGATGGTGTCGAGATGGAAACGGATCCTGAAATCCTAGCTCGCCACGAAGGTACCGGCTCCGACCGGGGGTTTAGTGCCGAAGGGTACCAAGACCAAGTGCGTCAAGTGATGTGCTATGAGGCTTACATCCAGCTAGACAAAGAAGGCACCGGAACGGCTAGTCTTTATCGCGCCTTCATGGCGGGTACCACGCTGCTCGATTGTGAGCTCGCAGACCGCATTCCGTTTATCGCTTTTGTACCGATCCCAATCCCTCACGCCTTCTTCGGTAGCAACTTCGCTGAGAAGCTTGTCGCCACGCAGAATGCTCGCACGGTACTTACGCGCTCTATCCTAGATCACGCCGCGATTACCAACGCGCCTCGCTACATGGTTACAAAAGGCGGTTTAACCAACCCGCGTGAATTGATCGACAACCGTGTAGGCGGCTTAGTTAACGTGACGCGGCCCGATGCTATTCAGCCGATGCCGCAAGCACCTCTTAATCCGTTCATCTTCCAGACTATTAAGATGCTGGACGAAGACAAAGAGGACACCTCAGGTGTGTCACGTTTGAGCCAAGGCACGAACAAAGATGCTGTAAGTAAACAAAATAGCAGTGCGATGATCGAGCAGTTGGCCTCAATGAGCCAGACCCGTCAGAAGATTATTGCTCGCAACTTTGCCAACCAGTTTATCAAGCCGCTCTTCCATGAGGTGTATCGCCTTTGCGTCGAGAATGAGGACTACGAGAAGATTATCCAAGTAGCCGGAGACTTCATAGCGGTAACACCAGGCGACTGGGAGCAGAAGCGCGATGTTATGGTTGAGCTGAAGCTCGGCTACGGAGAGGCAGACAAAGAAGCTCAGAAGCTTGCAAACCTGCACGTTACTCTCAGCCAAGACCCAACACTTTCACAGTTATACAAGCCTGAGAACGCTTACGCGCTCATGCGTGATGCAATGCGTCACCAAGGCATCCTGAATGTCGAGGAGTACTTAACGCCTCCCGATCAGATACCACCTCCGCAGCCTGATCCTAACGCGGACATGCAAATGCAGATGGTGGCTAAACAGCTCGAGATCCAAGATCGTCAAGTTTCGATCAGTGAGCAGAAGGCAGCTTTGGAAGCCCAAATCTCCCAAGCCAAATTGGAACTCGACAGAATGAAAGCACAGAACGAGCTGGCAATCCGGTCGGATAGTCAGGACCTCAAAGAGGAACAGTTCTTGCACAAACAGCGGATAGACCAAGCCGAGCTCCAGCTCGCCCGTCTGAAGCAAAACTAAGGACAGTAAATGAGCACTACCAACCAAGAAGAGCAAATGATCCATCTCGGCGACCTCGCTGAGCAGTTAATACAAAGCGAGGCATTCTCCGAAACGATCAATTCATTAGTGGACGCTACGTTCCAAGCATTCGTCAACACTGCACCCGAGCAGGACGATGAACGCCAACGTGCGTACACGCATTACCGTGCAATCGTCGATATCACTAATACGCTGCGCCAGCGCGTAAGCATTCGTGATGAAATCAACGCAAAGCATGACGGTGACAACAACCAAACTGAAGAGGAAAGCTGAGACCATGGCAAACAACGTCCCAGATAATACTCAAACAAATATCCCGCTGTCTGTCGATGACGCGGCGGATGCACTCTTGGCTCGCTGGACTGACGCTGATGAAAATCAGCCATCAGAAAGCGATGTTCCAGAGGCAGCAGATACGGAACCCACCCCCGAGACTAATGGTTCCGATCTGGTCGATGAGCAAGATACCGAAGTCGAACTAGACGACGATCAAGATCTTGAAGGCCCTGAAGAAGAGGAGCTCGACGAAGACGACTACGAAGATGAAGATGATCAAGAAGAAGAAGAGACAGAGGAAGAGGCCGAAGAAGCCCGTAAACTGTCCAGTGATGATCTCGTCTCAGTAACCGTTGACGGAGAGACCCATCAGGTACCTGCTAAGAAGCTTGCGCGTCTTTATGGGCAAGAGGCCTCGCTCACCCGAAAGTCTCAAGAACTAGCTACCCAGCGTAAAGCTGCAGAAGAGGCAGTGGGTAAAACCAGTGCAGTTATGCAGCGGATGCTTGAGAAGGCTGAAGAGGCTTATAAGCCCTATGCTGATGTCGATATGTTGGTCGCCTCTAAGACCATGTCCGACTCGGACTTTACGCAATTGCGTAAGGAAGCCCAACAAGCTGAGGATCAACTTAAGTTCCTTCGTGAAGAAGCCGACACCTACTACTCATCAATGCGATCTGAGCAAGATAAGCTTCTGCAGGAGCAAGCCCAGACAGCAGTGAAGGTGCTGCAAGAAGCAGTGCCGGAGTGGTCCAACGAGCTCTATAATGACATCCGCACTTATGCGGTTGCCCAGGGCTTGCCGGAAGAACAGGTGAACATGATCGTCGATCCTAACTCGATTATGATCTTGAACAAGGCGCGTCTTTACGATCAGGGCAAAAGAGTTGCTTCGGTCAAACGCAAGAAAGCATCAACAAAGAAAGTCATGCGGTCTCAAAAGGCACCGCCAAGTAACAAGCAGTTACGAACAGAGAAGCTTGCTAAGTCCCGTGCCAAGTTGCACGAGCGCGGCAGCGACATTGATGACATTGCTGATGCGCTGATGGCTCGCTGGGAAGAGTAAAACCCCCCGCTGAAACATTGAAAGGAATAAAACAATGGCAGCATATACAACTTACGACCAGGTAGGTCTGGCAGAGTCGGTTGAAGACGTAATCCACGACATTACGCCCACCGATTGCCCGTTCTACAGCCTCATCAAGAACGAAAAAGTAAACGCTCGTACCTTTGAGTGGATTGAAGATAGTCTTTCCGCAGCAGCCGACAACGCCCAAGTAGAGGGCTTTACGGCAACTGACGGAACGCTGACTACACCTTCGACCCGTTCCAATACGACCCAAATCATGAC